ATGAATGATCAGAACAATGATGTCAAATTTTATGTGGCATTAGACAGTAAAAAGAAAGCAAACGGAACTCAGAAAGTATTTCTTAGGCTTTATCAAAAGGGAAAAAAAATTGATTTCTTCACAGGAATTGTATGGACTGCTGAATACTTCGATAAATCGAATGAACGGTTAAAACCTAGATTTTCCGATGACCCTGACGTACATCCCCACAATATGACGATCGGTCAATATAAAAGCCTTGTTCACAAAATCATCATCAATGCTTATGTAAACGACTTATCAATCAGTATCGATGATATTGTCACGAATTTGAAATCACTTGATTCAAATACCGATTTCCTAATGTTTTGCCGAGAACTTGGTTTAAAAAACGTTAGAAGTGGGATCATTACATATGAAACATTTCAGAGGCACAGAGTTAGTTTCAATAAATTAATTGAGTTCTGGAATTCTGATATCATCCCCATTGATGAAATTACCACAAATAAAATTGAAGCATTAGATGCATACTTTCGAAAGCTATATAAAGCACATAATACAATCTCTGGCTATCATAAAGATATTAAAGGTTATTTGAATAAGGCAGTTAAAGCTGGACTTATTAAAACAAACCCTTACGATCACTTTAGACCGGTTAGATACATTCAAGGTGACCGAGAAGTTTTAACTCAAGATGAATTGAAGAGATTAATGGACGTATTTCGTAGCGGAAATTTACTTCCAGAAGAGCATGAAGTACTCAGAAGATTTTTATTTAGTTGCTTAACAGGAATCAGGATATCAGACACACATAGCCTTAGATCCGACCAAATAAAAAATGGATTTCTATTAATTAATCCCCACAAAGGCAGAAAATATGGTAAAAAGATCAAGCTGCCAATTTCCTTGACAGCTCAATCCTTAATTGCCAATCGCGAGGGTATCATCTTTACAAAATCAAGTGACCAACAGATAAATAGAATGCTTAAGGTGATAGCAGCTCATGCAAAAATCTATAAACGTATTTCCTATCACTGTGCAAGAGATACTTTCGGTACCATATTTATTGAAAGAGGTGGAGACGTAAAATCCCTCTGCGATCTTATGGGGCACAGCGATATAAGAATCACCATGATATATCTTAAAATGTCTGATCAACGTAAAGTACAACTCATGAACAATTTTGATGATATTTTTGATTAGGTTTTAGCGCCCTCCGCATGCTTTTATTTATTCTATTAATTATTCAAGAATTACAGGATTGCGTACGCTCCACATGTCCATTACAGCTAGGAATGCAGAATTTTGACACACCATATAATTGCTCTCATCAACCGCCATAGCATTAGCATTGTCTCCACTTCCAGCGGTAGCTGGACGTCTAGCAGCTGAACCTAGCAACGGGACGTTAAAGAAGGGAGATATAATGGCATAGAAGAATGTTGCTGCCGCAATGTAAGTACCGGTGCCAAACGCGAGATGTGTTCCGTCTCTTGTTAAACCATTTCCGCCGTCAACTATTGGATCGGTAACAAGTCTAGCATTTTGGATAGCTACTCCAGTCGGAATGATTATATCTATACCAATTTCATTAAAAACCTTTTTAGAGGCTTCCAACGTCAAATTGAGCCTTTCTAAACCAGTCGGTTTTGTAGCGTAACTGTCTGCATAACTCCATATGGAATTCCATGCAAAACAAACTTTTTGGTTTGTACAATACTTTCTAGCATGATTAATGATTTTCGAAACATTGGAGTAAGTCGCGAAGTTTGTAGAATATAATGATGCCTGTTGGAATACGATTACATCCCAATGTTTAGAAAGTATTGAATTAATTGATCCACTTTCTTCACCAATAGACAATGTGCCGCCACGACGTTCCAGGCTTACATTGCTATTATTTTGAAAATTACTCCACCAGTCATTTAGAGATCCTCCAGATTGAAAGGCTACAAATACTGCAATATTAGATGCTGGGATATTTGAAGCGTCAATAAATCGATTGATATCACGTGTAGTATCAACTGCGTAACTATTGGAAATAAATAAGATTCGGAGAGTTTGCCCTGCTGTTGGTAACGGATTATTCCTGAATCTAGGTGGTGTAAATAAGACTGATGGCTGATCACCACCCATAGCAGACTCTACAGCAGTTAATCTGGAGTCAAGTACTTCCGCTCTATTTCTCGTGATAGAAAGTGAAAAAGCAGCATAACCTGTTTGAATACAGGTTGTGTAAAGCCATCCGTCTTCGATGACCTCATAATTAAAAGGATTAGTCAATGTATTCACATTTGCAGCAGATAGTAGTTTGACTACTCGACTCACATTCGTGATATAATAACCTCTAGAATTTGCCCCACCTCTAGTTCGTAAGCTAATTATATCTCCCTTGAATATCTTCACCTTACCTGCATTAAAATCTTGTGTTGTGCCGTTCCCAAATATAGAAGGAGATTCGGGCATAACACCACCAACTCCTGCACTAGTATTCCAAAACCTACCCGTAGTCAAAATTGAATTATTGTAAGAAATAGTCTGAATGCTACTGTCTGGTATTTTTCCAAGATCAACCAACTGCCAGATTGAGTCATCCCAGTAGAAATACCATCTCTTATCACTTGTCACCTCAGGAAAACCCTGATAAAACCCAGGCCGTGGCTCAAACTTTCGCTTTTTCCCAGCTGGACCTGCTGGAATAACTGCTGGAACTTGCGCAGTTCCTGGTGCTATTGGATCTATTAAATCCCCAACGAGTCCATCTGCAATTTCTTTTTTAATTGCAGCCATTTTTTGAACCGCTTCCCATGCCGATGCTCCATCATAAACTGTAATATTTACATCGTTCATATCGTTACACTTGATTTTATAAAAAATTTGCCAGCAACAAAGCGACGAGTGGTGGTCGCTTTCTTAAAAAGAATATCATAATACAATACGTTTGCTCTAATTGTAATCAATTCCGCTCCAAAAGAAACTTTGACAGTATTATCATCCACACTAATTCCTGCACCAATTGTCTTTTCAAAAACTGGATAAGCCTCACTATTTGGCTCTGTTCTAGCGGTTAGTTTAATATCGTATCCAGCCAATGGGATCGCGCTACCAGCATCATCATTAAACTCCAAAATAACCTCACGGGTATCGCCTTGGATCAATGAAATATCCAGCGATACTTGGGAATCAAAAAGCGTCAAATTTTCAAACATTGTACTAGTTTTTTATCAAATATCATCACGCTAAAACCTTAATAAAAGGACACAAAAAAGCCATCCACGATTCACATCGGAGATGGCCCCAAGCATACAACAACTATCTACCAATTAAAACTAAACCATTCACTTCATCATATCTACATAATGCCGCAGAATCCTCAATATGTCGCACTTCTAAAACGGTATTCTTCCCTAACTTTTTATACTGCACAGGATGTTTAATACCCCACACAGTCAGCACATTTTGGCACCATTGCTTCACGTACGTTTGATCTTTCCCAAGCCATAATTCGGGATAAATGTAAACTACAGGCTCATCAGCAAACGCTTTCATTAAGCCCATCTCTTGTAGTTTTTTAATTGCGCTGAACTTCTTAGTTAGATCTTGAATTCCTTTTGTGATTGACATGATACAAATATTGCTTAATTGGTCACATAGGGAAAGGACACTAAATACCGGAATAGGTATTCAAGTCATCTGGTACAATTTCAATCGTGGTGTATGAATAGCCTCCACTTACATATCCAGTTATTAACCATTCCTCATCCGTATACAATGTCACATTTTCCGCCGTCTCAACATCGTAATCGGCAGCTGATTCTCCGGTAGGCACATGTAGGATCCTTTTAAATCTGAACTTAAATTTTGAGACTGTTTTAGGTATAGTCGCAAATGGATCAGAAAAGAATAGTAACTGAGGTTTTGCGTGGATCTCGTAGCTTCCGTTAGGGAATTCAGTTCTTTTTTCATCAATAAACCTCCACGCAATATAGACATGTTCAGCAGGCTCTACTGTTTCGAATGGTACTGCTTGCATGTCAGCAGGATTTATCAATCCATAGACCTTATGGTATAAATAGCCTTTGACTTTCGCAAAAATATTACTGCTTCTATAAGCTGGTTCAAATGTAATTCGATCTGGAAGGAACGGCGTTTTTATTCCGTTATATAGTGACATACTGCTGATCTGCATCGGGTTGACATGCATCCATCGATCTATTGGTATTCTTGCATCAAACTCTACTGATTCCGTTAGCGTCATCATCCGGTAGAATTTGCTCGCAATAGTTTCAAGCCAATTATTTGCTGCGTCTAGATTTGTACTGACCCAGCCCTCCCTTAATAATCCATTAGCATCACGATTGTCGCTAGTCGCGTACGGTATAAGTCGATCAAAAACAAACTGCCCAGTAGATCGAATGCCTCGAAATGAAACAAATCGCAACGTGAAGCCATTCTTCGAAATTTCCCCTTTTTTATTAAAAGCACTACTGTTGACATACTGATCACTATATACGTTGGCAACCTGAGAAACCTGAATTTGTCTAAAAGGTAGTGGCATAAATCCCGAAAATTTACCGCTATTCATAATTGGTGCGCTGATGGTGATGTCTACAGGTTTATGATCACCAGGCAACCCTAGGCGTTTGCTTCGCGTGAACGGCAAAAAATTGTATGTATCATCCCCATCATCGACGCCTAGGTTGAATAAAAATGCCTTATCCTTCACACCTTTCACTTTCGTCGTTTTATCAATAATCCAGCTAGAGAAATCGAGGACAGATGGATTACTGAGTATCTCCCCTGGCATTTCGAAACGCGCCTTTTTTGATAATGAATCGAAATAGATAAATAGTCCTAAATCATTTCTAAGTAATTTAAAGAATGAGCTGATCGAAATTTTTGGAAGATGCCTAGCTGGATAGATTACAAAGTTCCCTGCCGATATCTCAGATGCAGTGTAATATCCAGTGTTATAGATAAGCCATGTCATAACTTCCGGATCATTTAAAAAGCTCCCTTCTGCTTCAAATCCTACTCTTTTGCATATTTCTTTGATCACCCACACCAAATAGAACATGGGATTAAATAGGCGATCTCCGCTCACATCATATTGATCACCTGAACCGTCGGGTACGTACTGTGATAAAAAACGGTTGACAATTGCGGATTCGCTTAAATCTCTATTTCCCCAGATAGCAAAGTTTGTGTATTGAGGAAAGGCGTAGGGCAAACTATAGGGCGTCTGTGCAGATAATTTCATCTGCCTCTTCGAATCTTCCAGATCGTTACCAATATGCATGGACTCAGGATCTCTATTGAGTCCATCTACTTTAATGAAAATATCAGATAAGGTTTGCTCAGAAATCTTTTGTGATATGATTGCATTATCCACCAGTAGAACAGCTGGCAGTTTCTGGTGTTCAATATCTAGGCTTAATGTTGCGTTTTTCCATGTCTGTCCAAATAGAGATATGGAAACTTGCAGATCGATACGAGCTAATCTGTTTTCAATTAAGTTGGCAAAATTTAAAGCTAACAGATTCTTTTCAGACCATTTTAGATTTACTGGATAGGAGTAGCTTCCACGAAACAATTCGGATTCATTGAATACAGTGGAATACCACTCAACAGTGAGCTGGCTTCCATCCTCAATATCTAGATCAACATTTTTATATGTAATTGAAAAACCGTGTGCCATCTATTTACTCCAAATTCTGTTCTCATTTGCCGCTAACAATTCAAACGCAATTGCCTTTAAATTATCTCCATCCACGTCATCTACGATACTATCCGTATTTAAGGTGACCGGTACATATCGATCATCAATGATAATGTACTTGTACCCTGATAGCATAAAATCACGGAAGGCTGCAATTTCTGTAAGTGCGCGATATCCGCTGTTTACTTTCCACGTATTGCGTGCTGCAATATCCATTTCTCTTGTTTGATGCACTTGCCTATTATTGCTTTTCACGAATGTATTATCGGATCTTTTGATGTCATATCCAGATTCTTTTTTCCCATAAACCCAAACCGTTGAAAGTGAGCCCAAACTATTTATAAAAGCCAAACTAGTCACGTTCACCAGAAGACGACTTTCAACCTTTTGAGAATAAATAGTTGTGATTGGTGTATCTCCGGATTCCAGCCAAATAGAAAAATGTGATATATCTTGATCATGCATCAAAGCTGGATCCCATTGCGGAACTCCAACAGGAATAGTAAGCTTTTCATTAGATGACCAAGTTCCTATCGATTTACGAAACTGCCGCTGTAAATTATCTTTATAGATCACATTCATGCAAACAAATACATCAGCTCGATCCTCTTCAATGTTGAGAATACTTACCCATTGTGGTTGGGTAATATGTAAAGATCCCACATCATTGCTTAGCCACCGGAAAAGTCCGTTCGAATACTTTTCTCGAATATTGACACTATCGTCCGAATCAATGCCCCCCAATGCTACACGTAGTGTTTCCGAATTATGTATTGTTTGAACACGTTGTGGTTCTCCATACATTTCAGCAAAGCGGATGAAGAAAGATCTAATTGCGCGAGAATCACGTAACGGTGTGGTATCGTTTAAGTGAGGAAGTATCGGCGGAGTAGCCTGCAAAATTGTGGTTAAATAATCTTGTATATCCCACTTAACAGATCCACTTTGATCCACCTCTGCAATGGAGGAAGAAACTAATGTACTATTTACCCATAGTTCAAGATGAATTGCAAAGTTAGGTCTGTAAACTTTGTCAATAGCAGAAACTTGTTCAGATCCTACGATATTACTTAATCCAGGCTTTAGGGTAATCCCCATTTTAATGCTCGGATGTTTTGAGACAAATCGAATAGTAGTTTCATTAGGCATGGATAAACCAAAATCCTTATCGACATAGTAATTTGTCTTTAGCACATCCATTACATTTTGTTGCCATGTTCGATCACCATCACCGGTAAGTGGAAGAATAAAGCCTTTTGAGAATACCTCCGTCTGAAAAACAAAAATATAATCTGCTCCATTCCACGAGAGAATAAAGTATGATCCTACCGATGGTGGAACAATCAAACTGATGTCAAATACCTGTGGTCTGCCAGTCTCAGAAATTAAGCTGTCGGTTTTCAACTCAAAAACTACCGGATTACGGCTAAAGGCCACTTCGGGCGGATGCTGAAGGATTTGGATAGCCATCAAAAAGTAATTGGAATAGTAAAAGATATTGTAAACTGATAACCGTAATATCCAAGCAGTAGTGGACCTATCGGAGAATAGGTCGATTCTAGTTCATAGGTTACCAGTTTATTTGGAACAATACCTGTGAATCTTTTTTTACGAGTTGTCATCACAAGATCAAGACCGATTTGTTTGCAGCGATTGCGTACATCCCGAACTCGCTCCTTCCCCTTTTTGGAATCTACGATCATGATGTTAAAATTCATCGTATCCGTGTTGTTGGCAGATTCGTTACCCGACAATCGACCGTCAGGTTCATCAACTAATAAAGCCGGTGTACGGAGCAAATTGCGAAGCGCGTTATCTAATTCATCAAAATCATAGCCATCATCAATAACATAAAAGCTTACCCTTTTACCCGCTTCATGTGAAATCAAAGGATGTTCTGTAGCTAAGCGCTCAAAATAATCAAAGATGTCGCTGTGATTCATACACGAATATCGCGCACATCAGATCACAAGGAAAGGACAGTATTACTGCCGCGCAGCCATTGCGCGTTCATACTCATCGATGCGCTCAGCCATGTGCTTCAAGAAAAGATAAAGATTGGTGTTGCGTGTATGATCGAAGCTGCCAAACTTATCCCCACTATATGCTAAAATATGATCTTCTAAATCTTGCAATCCAGTATTAGGTCTAGTAAATGGCCCATCACTTGGAGCCGAAGTTTTGTAGATGGTTGGAAATGATTTTCGGACATATGTTCGACAGCTTTCATAATAAAATTTTATAGCTAGCAGCTTTACTGGATGTAATGTCCATCGAAATAAATTAGCGCGTTTACCAACAGTGTAGTCATCTAAGGGCAATCGTATATCATCCCCTCGACGCTTACCTTTAGGCCGAAAAAGTGTAGCAGCTAAAAGATGTAGGAATTTGGTTTGTCCAGTATGAAGGTACATATCGTAATAAAGCTCTGTTTGCCGGTATTCTGCAATGGTCAGATTAGACAACTTGTGAGCAGGGCCATAATACTTCATAAACCCTATGCGAAAAGAATCAAGTATATTATCCGTAGCCTGCGCGCTCAGTAAAAAATCCAATTTTTGGCGCAGTTCGTAACGATGCGCCGCATTAAGGAGTTTCCACCACTTGCCGGAAATGTTGTAAAATAATCTGGTGGCAAGATCCAGAGCTTCATCAACATGTAGCTCCATTCTCAAAATACCACACCACAGTAGGTATTGCCTGCGCGAAAGATTACTCCAACCATCCACTCGACGAAACTTCAAAGTCCGCCCTTTATATTCCAATTTGATTTCTTTCATATTAATTCGATTGATCAGACCACTGTTCCCCTAGCCATGCCGGTATCCGGTGCCCCAGATCCTCAATTAAAATTTCCTGTAGTCGAAGAGATTCAGCAGTCTTTAATTTACTGTACCATCTCTTGGGTTGACGAGATGCGTAGGATACATTTGCACCATATCGTTTACTAGCGATTAGGTTTGCTTTATTTGTTTTCCTTTCATACGCTTTTACACCTCGGCCAACTCCCATATCACGAAATCGCCCGTACATCGCAAACTTGATCATTACCGCTTCGACATCACCGCCGTTCATTTCTAACTGCCGTTTGAAGCTATTAAATAGATTTTGAGTAATACCAATTTTGTGTTTGCGTAACGATTCCTGAAAATGATCAATTGCATACTTCGCCCACGCTGAGACTATTCGACGTGGTACCAATTCCATAAGACTCTGTTCGTGGTTTGCCATTATGCATTCACTCTATTGGTAATCCGGTCAATCTCCTCTTGATGATCTTGGAAAACCCTGTTGCTGATCACAATTTGACGATTAGAATCATCCTTCTCTAAAATTTGTTGCAGGATAGCCACTACATCACTATTATCTGTACGCGGTGCACTAACTTGTACTACCGGTGCTGATGTTGTCATTGCTGATGATCTTCTGTATCTTTCAGATTCAAGTGCAGTAGTGCCAATATGAATTCTAGCTCCATTTTTCCGCTGTGAGCTATAAAGTAATGTGTCTACGACTTCCCGATTATTTGCATAGGTATTTCGTGATAGAATAGGTTCGCCGCCTTCAATATTCCCTAGAATATTTCCACCACGAGAATCCACCAGATTGATGCCGCCTTGGCTGTGTTGCGATCCTTGCGGAAGTATACCGCCCTTTTCAAATTGCGGTGCCTTCTGGCTTGCAATTACAGCAACCTGCGCCGCACCAGCAGCGCCAGCTGCCGCCGCTAGAAAGATATTAGGTAAAGCCCGAGTAACTGCCAATGCGGTACTGATTACTGCTTGTAGTAAGGATGCCTTTTGCTCGGCTTTCCAAGCGCGCAATTTTTCTGCACGCTCGAGTTTATCGTACTTATCATTGATCGCCTTTTTTTGGCGCTCAGTAAGATTCTGATTTTCGAGTTCACGCTGGCGATCTTTCTGCATCTGAGAAAGTCGCGCAGATGATTCGGCAGCGATATTGTTGGAGATAATAGAGAAGGTTGCATCAGAAATACTTTGAGCAATCCCGACCGCCATCTGCTTGCGCTCATCTTGGTACCGGTAATTAATTTCATTTATTTCTTTTTGCTTATTGGATTCATAAGCTGCAATCACTTCTTTGAATGCTTCAGACTCCTGAATCTCCGAGCTATTCTTCTCCTTTAGAAGCTTAATTTCCTTATCGTAATGCTTTACAACTGATGCGATACGCTGCTCACGACGCATATGGGAGAAGTTTTCGCCATCTTGTTCCAACTGTCGTTTTACTTCTTGTAGTCGCTCTTCCTCTCGGATCTTGGCGTCCGTAATTTCAATTTCACGGCTGACCTCGATTTGCTTTTTCATTTCTGCATTATCACCTGTGTCTTTTAGTAAAGAGTCATAATGCTTATTTATACGGACACGTTCTTGGTCATATTCAGAAAGTGATTTTTGAATCATCTGCTCGCGGAAAGCGAGTATGTTTTTCATTGCATCCTCTTCGTGTTTGACACGTAAATCGTCCGTAGCTTTCTTTTTTGCTGTTTTGAGGTCTTCAATCTTCTGGATAGCATTGGCTTTCTGTTCAGCTGTTACGCCTTCACGCGTCAAGAATTCAGTAAACTTGTCAATCTTTTGTTTGTATGATAATTCCAGCTGCTTGATTTCCTTATCATTCTTCTCCATCTGATTGATCAGTTGCTGCGCGGCAAATAATTCCTCCTCTTTAAGCATACGCTCGTAATGCTCTTTTGTCTGCTTTGCAATACGCTCCTGTTTTTCCTTCTCGCGCTCAGCATCTGTCTTAGGTTTCTTATTTTCCTTGCCGATGAGTTTGTTTCCTTCACCTTCTTTAGCTTCGAGTGTTTTTAATCTTTTTTCGAGCTTGTCAACCCATTCACTTGCCTCTTCAAAAACAACGGTTGATGTAGACGGATTTGCCATAACATCCTTCAGTTCCTCAATTCGTTTTTTGATGGCATCTGAGTCCTGCATGAATTTCTTAGTTCCTACAGATGATAATGCCTCCGCTGATTTCCGGAGGGCATTCGCCCCTAGTTTGTCAAGATCAACCTCTGTTACATATATCTCATTACGAACCTGCTCTAATTGGCCATTGATACTAAGGATATCATCATTTGTGGCTTTCCTAATGCTAGTCCTACCATCTCCATTTTCGTTATAAACTGAAATATTACCGCTTTTACGAATATCAGCAGCCTGAGCCAACAAACGTTTTTCACGCGCTTTTAATCGATCTCGTTCTGCTTTTCCTTCTGCAATCGCGGTTTTGTTAACGATAGATAAATACCGTTCATGTTCTAAAATATTATTTTTCAGAATACCGGTATTGATGCTTAGCGCATTCCCATATTTATCCACTTCTTCCACAGCGATAGGCCACTGCTCAGATAGCTGCTTGATAATATTTCTAAGTTCAATATGCTCCTCACGGTTCAATGTGCCTTTTGCCTTTAACTCTTCATACCTAGTTATCAATGGTGTAAGACTAGATTCCATTTCATTAAATTGCCTTTCTGTACTTTGGTAGGTACTCATTGCCTTTTCGAATTCGGAACGATTGTCAATTATTGCAGCGGTGATATCAGTCATCCATTTTCGAAAGCCTGAACTTTGCCACATTTGGTCTAATTTGTTCCAAATCTTATCAAGATTGGCGGCCAAATTATTGTTTACTGTATTGAATTCTTCCAGCACTGATGTGCCGGCCTTAAACTCATCATTGGATAACCGCTGACGACGACGAAGCATTTCGGTATTTTCAGCTAATGCCCCTAGTGCGGCAATTCCGCGTGCACCGGAGATCTCCAAAACACCCATGTTGGTTGCCAAAGCTTCCAATCCACCACCAGCAGTACGAGCCCCTTCCAAAACACGGATCAATGCCTCGTTGGCATCTTCATTCAAAAGTTTGGCAAATTCAGCCGTCGACATTCCGGCTATCTTGGCATTTTTCGGAATATCCTTACCAAGACCGACGATAAACTGACCAATCGCAGTGGCACCAGATTCCATTGATTGACCCAGCTCATCCACTGTCGCAGCAAGCCCTAAAGTATCTGCTAATGATATTCCAGCAGCTGGAGCGATACCGGCCATGCGCTGGGTGAAATCGACCAAGTTCTTTTCTGCCGCGGATCCACTAGCACCTAAACTATTGATGGCAGAACCCACTTTCATCAATGCTTCTTCTAAGCCATAATCATCCTTGATATTGAAAATATCGACTAGTTTACCAAGCGAGCGCACTGAATCTTCAACACCTCCAAGGTCTTCACCCAAAGCGACCCCAATTTTATCAGCCGCACGTACGAATCCTTCGACATCTTTTGATGCCGTGTAACCTAATTTACCAGCGATTTGCGCTAAGCCCAGCAAGTCATTACTAGCAGTCCTAGTGTCCATCTGCTTAAATTTTTCATTTAAGCGATCCACTGCTTCTTCGGAAAGTCCGGTGGTTTTCTGCACACCAGCCATCACATCAGATAACTCTGCATTTTTCTGAATGGCTGTAATTAAACCTGATTTTACAGTTTGAAAAAGCGCGGCAAAACCTAATCCAGCCGCTGCCTGCTTAGCGAGAGTTTTCCAGTTTAATGAGAGTTCCTTTGATTGATTATTGACGCCACGAATAGCATCGCGTTGTTCGTCCCAAGCACGTTTAACTTTTTGAAGCTCTTGAACTTTCCGTTGATACAATTCAGGATTGTCCGCCTCTTTCATCTTATTGAGCTCAGCGTTCAACTTGAAATAAGTATCACGCAAATCATTCACCGCTGTTTTTGCTTGCTTATTGTCAATTATAAGCTTTAAAACACTCTCCGTATCCGTCCTTCCCCTCGCCATAGAAACAAAAATGCCCCTTAAAAAGGGGCACCGAAAGGACAGTATACCTACAAAAAAGCCTGTTAACGACGCATATACAATATTATTGATATTATTACGATAGCTACTGCCATACCTATCCCAATCCACATTCCCCACGTTGCAAAAAAGGACGGTTTACTTTCACTTTCTTTTTTATGTTGCTCAATTTGTTGATTCTGACCTTCCTGTTCTACACTGTCTTTCTTATGTTGCAATTTTTTAGTTGCTTCTCCTGCTATATCGCGAGCCGCATCCGTATGCCGTTTGGTATCCTGTGTGATACTATCCGCTTCAGCTGTAATTGTACCGTCAGGTGCAATAGTTACTTGAGATCCTTTAGGTGGATAAATTTTTGTTTTCCCATTAAATGTCGTTACTGATCTCTCGTTTACATTTATGCGGCCACTTTCCACTACGGTCATATCGGTTTTTACCTGAGCATTCCTCGTAGATTCAACTTTTTCCGATGACTTCTCCGACCGTTTAGACTTTCTGAATAAGCCACAACTCGAAAGGGCAAAGCAGGTTAGCGCGATTAACAATATTTTACTCATAGCTTTTCAATTTTGGTAGATACGTCAGTTAATTTCACTGTAATAGAATCCAATAACGGCACAAGATCATCTAATGGCTGAGTAATGCTTTGCGTTGGTACTGGTCTACTCTGCGGTTGATCGCCAATTGTGACGATTAATGTTATTAGAATTATCCATTTCATTTTCTGTTCCCTCTCTGCTTTTGTTGTTGAGCAACACTATCCACCTTCACTGCTGCGCTATCTACTTTGATAGCTGCCTCAGTAACTTTGTTTACCGCCGGTCGGATCTCCTCGATCATCTGCTGATATAGTCCACCTTGCATTTCTAGCATCTTCTCATTAAGCTTTCTTTCTGCGTCGCGCGAATCCTTATTCAAATCAATGATGTAGTAAAATACTAGATTGAATACAGTTACTATGACAACCATCGCGTACGTAACTGGATGCTTTACAATCTGAAAGAAAGTTGGCTGCTTGCCTTGATCTTCCATTTTCATTTAACTGATAAGCTTAAAATAATACTGTACCCATTTACGAGTATCGTCAATACCATTGTACCCACCATTTATTCTAAAACGTATCAATCTGATGCTATTCTCACTAATATCCCTGACCAGATTCCAGAGATTCCTATCTTCAAAGTAAAAAATAGCGCTTTCCCAGTAATACTTATCTGCTACTTGTTCGGGGTGGGAAACTAGATCAACATCTAAAAAAGCACCCATACGCTCATAAGACCATTTTCCTGTTGCCTGCAATGCACCACGTCCTCGATAATTCCATCCGTCGTCTGGTTTGTCGTTTCCCATTCGTCCACCGTAAACATTGTTTGCTAGTGCTTTCGGATTACGTACAAAGGGCTGTGCATCGACGGTAGTTTTGAATCTCCTAGGCCAAACTGCCATAATTCTCTGTGCGGAAGTATAATTCATGTTTTCGGTATGAATTTTAAACCCGCCAGTTTCGTGATGAACATTACCAAACCAGTGAGCAACCATCGCTTTCGTAGGTACTTTAAAGTGGCATTGGAATTTTGTTAAGGTCTCATTCCCAATTACACCATCCGGTGTAGCTCCAACAATTTTCTGTAACGCTTGAATTCTCTCCATCATCACCCTCACTAATCGCATTTACATTAAATAAACATTACTTTCCGGATCATTAAAGCCCTCCGGATTAAATGGCTTTGCCACATTGAAACTTCCCCAATCTTGAGGATTTGCATCTATTAATTTTGCTGCCAAAATGATTTGAGATTCCCCTTCGCTAGTAAGTTTTGTTAACAAAGAACTCAGTATGCGTTGTTGTACAACTGTCAAACCTTCAATGTTGTCGGAATTCGTGCCGAACGTGGAAATTGAAGCTTGAAAGACTCCTGATTCGGTAACTTGAACCGCTCGGTATGGAATTGCCTCTGCAACAGCCAATGGCCCCAGAATTCTGTGAAAAATTCTTAATAACTTTCGGTCGACCATTTGCAAAGAGTCTTGTAATAATTTTGAATGCAAATGTGAGATCAATTCTGAACCAAAGTTCTTCACCAATACATCATCTTGTATAAAGCGTAATTGGGGTCGAATGATCTGAAAAAGATGTGCAGTAATAGTTATGCCGGAAAATTGAGCTAGTTCGTTTGAATTACGGAACAAGGTATCAAAGTAGTTCAGCCGCTCAATCGAGCTATGCCATAACGGAAATGATTTTTTATGCGATTCCATGTAAGATAGCAGCTGTTCAAATGCTTTCCATCCGCGCTCTTTGGCGTCACGCCGAAACGTGATGAGCTTCTTATCACTCGCAGGAAGCATCGTTCCAGATTTCATAACGTGAATACCGGAATTCGATATTTGCACCGCTCCAGTACTCGCATATCCATCAAGAGAAAGATTAACAACAGCCTTGCGCAGAATTCTTGCCCCGAAATTGTCTGCTAATAATTCGGGTAACGAGTTATCACCGATAAGTTGCAAAATTTCAAACTCTGCATCATCAATGAAAGTCTGTAAACCAACTAAGGAAAAATTGACATCAACGCCACTACAGGCTTCTTTGATCTGGTCATCTTGCGTAACTATTCTCATAATTTAGTTTACTACCTCCTTACTTGTCGAATGGCTCTTGTCTAAAGTTTCCAATTCAATTTCAATCATCTTAAAACATAAACCCGGATACTTCTGTGTCCAGCCATTGTACTCTGCTATAAAATATAGTGGTTCAAGTATCACGTCACGGTAAGGTTGGAGCAAAGCGACATATATGTTAAATGCCACTCGCTTATCGGAGCCAGATCCTCCACCCATTTTCTTGCCTGGTCCATCACCAACCAATGTCGGATCTACACCCAGTGCACGCATTAGGTGTTCGGACGCCTCGCGACTATCTTCTAAATTGTTGCCATCAATCTTGACCTGTTCAATCGGCACAATCTTCCAACCCGGCAGCTCTTTCCCAGCCATGTCGTATCCCACTTCTACAAGAATAGTTTTGCCCTCATTTAGTGATCCAGTAAGCTGATTATTGACTTCTTTAACCTTATTTTTCTTAATCTGCTTTTGCTCTTCCATGGTCAATTTATTCCAATCCTTATAGGCAGATGGCCAGTAGTTGACAGGAATTTGCAGTATATATTTTGCGGATAGCATTCGCTCCAATAGCGAGCGTTTACTAAGCGGTATCCTGCGTGCTATATCTGCCCAACCAGAGGTGAGAAATCCATTCCATTTCGCTAATTGGTAATATGATTTACCGGGACTTGGATACGATACTGGATAAATGAAAGAATCCTTTTTCAGATTTTGAACATCTTCTACCCTTGTGTTACTGTATGGATCAACGACATCATATTTTATAGTTTCCGGATCCTTAGCTTTTGCTTCCGGCCAATTTGCATTGACATAACAGTTCTTTACAGAACCTCTATTATCCATGCGCGACCAACGGCAAAAACTTGCGTCTTGCGTACCTAGGTATGCAATAGATTTCCCATCAACTGATTTTATCAATTCTGGAAATACATTCCAAAACCAGAATAGATCTGTAGCAGCTTCGCGCGTATATCGCTTGAAAGTAGTGTCTTGTAAAAAGCTATCTATATCCAGATCAACAACAGGTTTGAAAGCCCACGTTTGAGACTCTTCATTAAAGTAACGCTGAAATGCTACTACTTCCTTTCCTTGTAATGCGCGTGCCTGCCAATCTAATAGAGCAGGAAGTTCTGTGCTTTGCTCAGCTGCTTTGATAACCTTTTGAGGAAAATCATTGTCTTCGCCCCAGTTTGCGATCTCACTACTTTGACTCTCACCTTTTATTTTTGGACTAGAAGGTGGCTTGGATAATGGGGCAAGATTATTTACCTGCCCCATATCTACGAGCACTTCACCGCCACCTATTAACGCATATTGCTCATCTACAAAATCAACCTCACCAGCCATACATTATTGCGTTATTTTCAATCCGTTAAATTTTATCACTAAGTGAGGATGTATAGTCGTAATCCGGTCGCTATTTTTATGACGGATATTCCGTGTCATATTATCATAGTGATTTGGATTACGCACTTTATCCTCTCTCTTGGAGGGACCACCTACAAAAACGGCTGAATCATAAGTGATCCTCTTCCCTCCTGTTCCTTTCTTCAGATCTGCCGTTACGAAAGTGATGGAAAACGGGATAAAATCTCTATCCTGTCCGCGCATCATCATCGTATTAAGCATATCTCTCACACTTATGAATTCAACCATGGTCAAATATCTCCAGATACGCGCAGGCGCGAAAGGACACTCCAAAAGGAAAGTATTTCATACGCAAATCATTCCAGTCAAAAAAGACACATCTACCTTTTAATGAATAGTTTACCTCCAAAAACGAAAAAATAGCGTTAGAGAGACAGACAGATGACCCCGCCACGCACTATCGGCGAGGGAAAGTGAACGAGCAAAAAAAAAGGATATATGAATGGCTCGCCTCATACGCGGCGAGCCGAATTTGATTAGGCTGATATCAGATCGCCGATTGGAGTCTGGTATCCGTAAGTGGTATTGAACTTCCCGATGTAAAGCGTATCCATTGCATCGCCCAAGTGCGGCGCATCCTCGGGTTTGACTGCGGAGTTCTGCTCAGGACGTTTATCCTTTTCAAATCCATTTTTAGTTTTACGTGTTGCCGTTTGTTGCATTGAAGTCAGCAAAGCATCGCAATTGAGCTTATTGAACCGAACTGGAATAAACCGCTCATCTCGCTCAGCTAAGATGGACTCCCACATTCTAAATCTTATATCATGTCTAGGCTGTTGACCGATATACCTACGCTCTACAGACCACCCATTATCCTCATACCGCTTCACTACCATGTCCGCTAGGGTTTCCAAGCGCGTCGCGTCGGTTACGAGCGCAGTATGGTCATAGTAATAGATTACATGCCGAGTGTCGTGATATGTGTAGTAAGTGCAAAATTCATCAATCAAATCGTCCAACACTTTTCTTTCATCACGCTTCACATACATGGATTTCAGTACACGATACGCTCTTCTTGTTTCCTGTGCACATACCAATGATTTTATCTTGGAATTATAGTCTAGAGATATATCTATTGGCATCCCCTTTATAAGATCCGAATCCATCCGGCAATCTTTCACTAATCCATTAGGTAAATAAATACCTTGGCTATCTATGTGCGTATAGTCGAATGCATCATAGGTGTGGTGATCACTGTCTAGCAAATGGTAGAATCCATTTTCAGTCGTGATTGTTCGCTCATTCAATACAGCAGCACGAAATACTGGCCATATCAACTCACGTCGCCATTGCCGGATCTGCTCTTCTCCTAAAATCTGGATGTTATCTAGGCTCGATGCTTCAGAGTAGTATACAAGACCTTTGCGTAAATGATTAAGAACCTTGCTGTACTCCTTCAGTTTACGCAATAGGTATCTTTGGCGTGATACATTATTTGCTGACACGGCCTCGTAATATTCCAATTCCAGCTTATTAGCTTCCAGCTGAATCGCCATCACCTGAGAGGCATCCTTAGCGTCCATTTGCTCGCGCTTATCCAAAATCCAACGACCCTTGGGATCAGTAGGCATATCAGTAAACATCGTAATCATGTGGTGTTCAGGAAGGTTTCCAAAATATTCCAGATTACCACGATTAATTGGCGCAATATCATCCATATAGCGTTGGTGGTTTAGAAATCGTGCCTCATCAGCGATAATAGCATCTACGTTCTTACCATTTGCTAAACCTGGTCGATCTTGAGATATCAGATGAAATACATGACCATTGTACCACGTAATGCTATGCTCATAGTGCAGCACTGGGTAAATTGCAGGCTTAATGTTAAGTGATGTAGGCGGACGTTTCCGAACGAAAAAATGAAGATTCTCGACATATCCTAATCGTTCCCAGCTTTTAATCAATGGAGGCAACGTTCTATCAAGTAATTGCATGTAGGTCGTACCTACAATTCCTGTGGCACCGCGAGGCATTACATTGGCAGCATGAGAGGATCTATATGCAATCGGCCCTTGGGTTTTGCCAGTGGCTCTTCCCCATACACCATATTCTTCCTTTGCTAAAGTTAGTATCGATCTAAGCTGTGGCTTGTTCCACCACAACTTTACATCTTTATAATTACTCTCCATCTTCCTCCTCTACATCTTCTGCATCGTCAAGTATCTTTTCAATAACGCCTTTCTTCATTTCTTTCAGTAGTCGGGCTACCAAAGCATCAGGATTGTCAGTTTTGGGAAACGGTTGATCCAGTTCTGATGGATCACTAACAATAATAGGTCGTATTGGATGAAAATCCTCTGGCTTGAAGTTTTGATCATCTGGTCTATCCAGCTGGCGAATTTTTGCGAGTTCTCTGTATATTGCTGCAAACGCACGATAATCACCATCAGCCTGCGCTTTTGCTGCAACATCTTCGCCCCAATGAATCATCATACCTCTTCCAAATTCTTTATCAGCTCTACTTTCAGTAGTTAGGAAGAACTTTTCAGCCATTTGAATATCTGCATATGCTTGAGAAAGCGATACCTGAAATCGTGAAACTTGCCATTGTGCAAGCTCAGATTTCCGGTATGGCCTGCTATACTTAAAATCATATGCCGCTCCAGTAAGTACGCTTACTCTAGGCTCAGTCACTATGTACCCCTTCCGTAGGCGGTTGTCCACTTCGCTGATCCGTTCCAGAACCTGTTTATCATCAGGGGACAATTTATCCAAATCGCCTTTTAGGAAGGCTTTTAATATTCGATCTAAAACTGTTGTTCCTTTCACATCTTTCGGACGTAGAAAATTAGCCATTAGCAGCCTCCTTTCTCAACTCGTCCAATAGCTCCAATTTCGATTTTAGTAGCTGTTGTGTTTGTTCCCGATTACGCAATTCCGGTTTTTCCAGTCTTTTCCGAGTTTTCCATATCTGCACATATAGACGCTGTATTTCTGGGGTTGTGAATTCCGGCTTTTCCGCTTTTTCCGGTAAGGTTCCATGTAGCTCCAGATGGTCGATTTTGTCCAATGTTTCCTGTTTTCGACTCTGCAATCTTAATATTTGAAATGCAGTTTCTTTTAGCACTGATTCGGATCTAGCCTTGGTAAGGGCAAACATATTAGCATCTATTTGCCGGTAGATTTGCTGGCGCTCATGACGAAGTTTTTTGAGCAGGAATGAATTGTCTCGATGTGGCAATTCCGGCTTTGAGATCGGATCGGAATTACCGGAAATTCCGGAATTTCCGATAATTCCGGATAATTCTTCAACCAATTTGCTGCGCGTATAATCGCTCTCACCCTGTTGAAAGATATTCTTCAAAAACTCGTTCGTTCCGAATTGCGAATAAAGACGAACGCCACTTTCATAATCTGGATTTTTTAGCCAAATTCTCACACTCTCCATACATCAAAAATCCGAAAGGGAAAGTATCAGGGAAAGGACATATATTTGAACAATTAACCTATTAAATTTAACTTATGATCATTGTTCCGCATAGCTTACATTCCTATTCTGTTTTTAGATTTATTAATAAATTGTCTGAAGCTGACACTTCAAAAGATCTTGTAATTGATTTTTCGCAAAACACATTTATGGATCCATGCAGTATGTTAGTATTAAGCAGTGAATTAGCATTTTGCAAAAAAAAGTTTTACAATGTTCATTTGAAAAATTATGATCACCTAGGATATCCACTACATATGAATTTTTTCCACTCTCTTGGATTATCTGAATTAAGTAATGCTAATGCTCATCCTAACTATATTCCGATAATGATTCGAAGTTGTAAAGACATAATTAAAGATGCAGCGGATAGAAGTATGTTATATCAAGAATATTTGACAAACCATTTTGTAAAACAATTCACAGAAATATTGTCGAATCATTTAAACGAAGTTTCAAGTGAAATTACTGAATATTGTATACGTGAAATGTTAAGAAATATTTTAGAACACAGCGATTCTCCCCAACTTGGAATATGTGCACAATATTTTCCTACAAAAGGCCAAATCCAGATATCCATTAGAGATATTGGTGTAGGACTTACCGACAGTCTAAAACTAAATCCAAAACTAAAAATATCTTCACCTTTTGATGCAATAAAATACGCCACTGAACCAGGTATTAGTGGTAAAGTATACTCAGGCATGAAAAATAAGCCAACGGGAGAATGGGTTAATTCTGGCTGGGGCATAGCTATGACAAAATCCATCTGTACATTAGGAGGAAGCTTTTTAATAGCGAGTGATAATCTTAGTGCATATTATTGCACTCCAAGTATTTGGAATGATGGTGCCCCGATATACACAAAAAGTAATTTTTCAGGCACTGTAATCTCAATGAATATTCCTGTAAGATTCAACGAGAAGTTAAAGGATTTACTAAATCACTTCAACAATAATAGGCCAATCAAAGGTTTGAGGCCATCGCCAAAATCGCTGCAACTTTAAAAAAAGCTTCCCTTTTGGAAAGCTTTTTTTCTTACTTATTTTTTTCGGCAATTGATTTTCCCAGAGCTTGAGCACCAGCTTCAGGTGTTCCTGGCAAATCGCCCTTGTATACATAAAATGGCACTGCCGAATAAGCTTGGAAAGCGGAACGAATTCCAACTTCACCAGCGGGGCCGGTACCAAATGATACGTTTCCAGAAACAACTTGTGCTGCCAGTTCCTCGCTGCCTATCTGGTAGAAGTCACCTCCACCAATTCGCTTAATTAATACAATACCACGATAGTTTTTGATTGCTGCAGCTGTACCTAAATTACCGGCGTTGATGTTTGGCAAAAAGAACTCCGCGGGCCCTTGTCTAAATACCTTTGATAATTCTTCACCTTCCAACTCAGCTGTTGCACCAGATTTGGAATAGAGCATTTGAAATTCAATAGGGGTTTTACCGGATATCATTTCGTGACTTTCGGTAATTTCAACTACTGATGCTGCTGTGGTTCCATCTGTCGCAACTTTAGCCACTTTTGACATCCAAGACAATGGAATAAAGTAGGCTTTCTCCTGAAGTCCAGATGCATTTTCTTGACCATCAACAAACGTCTGCTTTAAGTCTGTAATGTTACTATAGTTTCTTCCCATAACTTATTTTGTATTAAAGTTCTGTAATTGCTCCAGAACCAATTTCTACTAAACGATTCAAAACATCGTTATCCTTGGCGATTTCCTCCGGTGTTTTACCATCTACGCCGAAGTTTACTTTGTATTGCTTGCTGCCAACTTTTGCTTTGACAAAGTTATCTTTTGGAGTATTGACTTGAGCGATGGCATCGTTTGCTACATCGGTAGCTTCCTTCAATTGCTTTTTCAAGCCATCATTTTCATCCTTTAGTTTTGCACTTGATTGCTTCAGGTTTTCAATAGTTTTATCTTTTGATGCCTGAGCATTTTTTACGGCTTCTGCCGTTTTAGTTTTGCTATCCGAAACTAACTTATCGTAAGCTTCCTGCGCCTCTTCTAGTGTTTTAAATTTTGACATGTGATATTGAATTAATAATGAGAATAAGGGAGCCATACCACGGCTCCCTTGTTAGCTAGATCTGATCGTTGATGGCCATGGCATCATAGTCTTGAACACCAAATCCAAGAACTCCAGTAATACCGTAGTCCAAATGATACATTTGTGGAATTACTCTGATATCACTGTAGTCGCTTTCTTCATCAGTTGCGGCAATTAGATTGTCTTTAGATACAACCTCCAAAGAGTCAGAGCCAGTTTTCCAAGTAACTGGACGCAATTCACATTTTTTGTCTGTCAACGGCAAATACTTCATTGTGCCATCTTTCTCAGTATATTTTGAGATGTTCTCAAAACTGTCTAGCAACTTTTCGAAGTTGGAGAAAGAACAATACAAAATGCCGCCTTGAGTACGTAACCATTCAGGCGCTCCACGCCATACAGCTTTGAACTGCTCGTATGCGTTATCTCTAGTGATTGCACCAGTTGAAATAACATTTTTGATTAACATATTTGCGCGAGCCTTACGGATTTTGGTGCCTAATCCTTCGGTGATTGCTTTTGCATCAGCTGCTTTAAATTTTTGAGGTGCTGTTAATGGCGTTTCGCCAGCAGATGTACTTGCCGTTACCTCATAAAAGCGAGTCTCACCATTCACTACATAATGAATAAGATCATCAACCGCATAAGTAGCACTCGAAGAATAAGCGGAGAAAGCGGTTTTTCCTTCACCCCACCATACGGTCACATCATTAATATCAGCTGCCAACTGCTTATTCACTTGCTCAAAAGTAAATTGAGCAAAGGGGATTGTCATGTTATTAGCTCCTTCTCCACGCCCACGCAATGATGAAAGATAAGTATCACGGTATCGATCTGGTTGAATTTGGAAATCGCGCTGCCATTTTTCCACTGTTAGCTCCTGATCAGAAAATACAATATCATTACCACGTGGACTGAATACCCCTGTAAATGGCTTTGGCTGATTATTGATTTTTAGCTTTAACAATTGCTCCCGATCTTTGACGCCATAACGGGCATTAACATCTTGAAATATAGTAAGGCCGTTAATAAATCTTGTATAAATTTGCTTTCGATACTTTCCAACATACTTCGCCAGAGCTGATAAATCGGGATTCATTGTATCAAAGAAAGCGCCTTGAGCTTTGGGGGCAAAACTCATAAATAAGGAAAACGCACCTACTCCCCAGGCAGCAGCTCTGCTTCCCGTGATCATCTCCACGAATCCCATCAACACCATAATCATCACAAGTCCTGCGCTTAGCAAGTAGAGTGCTCCAAATTTTTTCATTTTTTATTATTAGATTTTCGATTAATTATTCAGTTCTTTCAAAATGAACTACTTTGCGTTCATTTGTTGCGCTTTACGATCAACAGAAGTCATAAACTCTTCATCGCCAGATTCCTGCTCACCTGTGTTTACGACATCGTCCTTGTCGGTAGATGGCTTCCCTGCTTCCGCAGCTGGTTTACCTTTTAACGCAGCAATCTCATCCGACAGTTTCTTGATCTCCGAATCCTTTTCGGAAATAGAAGTTTCAAACGCCTTCTTGTCTTTCAAAAGGTTTTCTTTGTCAGTTTTCAATGACGTGTTTTCATTCTGAACCGTTTCCAATTCGGAATCCAAAACCATTGTAACGCCTTCAATCCCATTTTCCACCATCTGTGCATTTGCTTCCTCAAGCTCTTGAGCGGTGATTGATCCGGCGGCTTTTTTGGCTAGCGCGGACATTTTTGAAAATTTATTCCCAAACATACTTTCGTTATTAAGATTTTGATTTAATACAGGTTTAAGGCGGTTCGCCAATTTGTTCACTAATTCATCTGAAGGTTCCTGCGCATTTTGATCATACCATGCAGCTATTTGGCCGACCGACATATTTCGAACATTATCTGGAGTTTCGGTAGCCTCGTAATTTTCAATCACATCGATCAGACCTTCGTTAAGTGCTTGTTTAGGACTAAAAAAATGATCTTGATGATTTAGATATTCTGCTTTAACGTTTTCAAGAGATTCGCCAGTTCTGGCTGATATTAGATCGCCTAATACATCATCGTATGTATCCAAGACGTCAGCTTCCGTTCGAAGGTCTAAAGCGTTTCCATAAACAAGCGTGGATACTGAATGCAACATTAACAATGAACCTTTCGCCATATGTACCCGACCTTTCTTTGCCGAGATGGCAATCATTGCTCCCATGCTGTAGGCAATACCATCCACATAGGTATGAACTTCTTTAGTTGATGCCTTAATCAAATTACAGATCGGCAATCCTTCATGTACACTTCCTCCAGGGGAGTTGATATGTACATTAATTCGATCACAGGTTTTTTCAAGATTTTTGAAAGATCTAACAAAGTCATTCGCAGTATTGTCATCCCAATAACTGCCGATTACACCATAAATTCTCATCTCACCCACGTTCGGAGATTGTGAATTCAATACCGCGAAATATCTTTGTTTCATAAACCTAACAACCAATTAACAAATTCAATAACTCAAATATCAACATGTCAAAAGGTGAGAGAAAGGACAGCTAAAAGCTACAGCAGGGCAGGCAGTAATTGATCTACAGAAAAAGTCACCACATTATGATTCATATCTTTCGGGGCAGATCCTGTGTCGCTACTTCTTGACACTGTTACCGGTTCCTCAGGCGTTCCGATTACTCTGGACCGCCCATTAAGATCAGTAATTTTTAAAACTGAGACTTTGCCTATGTATGTTCTTAATTTAAATGAGACAACGTTCGATTGGTATTGTATTTCAAACAAGCCTTCGTAATGATGGTAAACACCGTTGTCACTATCTTTTTCCTCACCTTTCATTGTTCCAGAAGATGGGATAAAAGCTATCTCTTGCCAGCCTTTATTGGGATGAAATGATACGGGGTTGAATGACTTGAAATCAGTAATGTGAGCTATTTGAACTTTAGCAATACCACCAATATTGTCGCCTTGATGTAATTCGAATAATTTAGCCATAGTACAAAATGACCTATTGAATGATCAGATGGAAAGGACGAATTTATTTATTTGTGCGGAGACATGTATGTTTTTGCGTGGACACAATGGACATAAAGGACACGGATGTGATTGGGTTGTGTTTAAAATGTTGTTATACAGTGTTTTATATTATTTGTGTTAATGTTTTTTGTGTCCACGTGAAATGAAAACGTGCTAAATACTGTGTTTTTTGTGTCCACCTGTGTCCTTGGTTATTTGAAAAAATGTAGTATTTCTTTAAAATAATGAGAATTGGGTTTTCTCAACAGGTATTTCTTGTATCATCAATGGGATAGTCAATAGCGGCTCTTTAATCTCAGCTACCTTTCTTTTTTCTCTACGTTCACGGTTTCTATAGTACCATCTTTTTAGATTGTCGAAGGTAATATCATCTTCATAAAAATTATAAAACTCGATGTACCTGCGAATGTTGTAATCGACTAATTTATCAGTGCTGTTTGGATGATGGCACCACCGATACATGTCTTGCTTGATCATTAGATCTACAGCCTTTGAGAAACTTTTAATATCATCGCCACATATATATCCTCCATGTTTACGCAACATGCCATCTGAAACAATAATATCAATCCAGCCGCCAAGATCATATTTGCGAGATGGCCGCACCTTTGAAGGATCTACTTTATCAAATGGGCGAAATACACTTTTTAGTAAAGCGGTAATTGGATTATCCTCTGATAGTAAAATCTTTTTACCATACCAAAAGTTGATAAATATTTCAACATGAGGTTCAACCGTAAGTCGGATAAGGTTAGACATAGAGGTAATTATTGTTTGACAAATCAAAAATAAACAATCTAATTCTTTTGTTTTCAATATTTTACAAAAATAGCTTTACCTGTTTTACTGGTTGGACATGCGTGGACACGGTTGGACACGATTAATATGATTTGTAGCAGGAGAAAGTAGATAATCTATTTTATATAGTATTGATTATGAATAGTATAATATTGATCTATATAAAGAATGTCCGTAGTGTCCATCGTGTCCACGTGTATTATACGGTTTACGTACAAAATGTAAAAACTTTTTTTTATTGCTAAATCTAACTGCATTGAATATATATTTGCTAATAATATTAGTTTTTTAGATATGATTACAATCTACCATACATCTCCGCAATTCAGCTTTATTCCACTAACATATATCCATCAGGGTGTTAGCGCAGGTTTCCCATCTCCTGCAATGGATTTCGAAGATTTAAAGATTGATCTCAATACGGAAATTGTGAAGCATCCGAGCTCTACATACTACGGACGTGTAAAGGGTGTATCAATGAAGAATGCTGGTATTGATGATGGTGACCTGCTAGTGATTGATAAAAGCCTCGAGCCAATTGATGGTAGAATAGCGGTATGTTTCCTTGACGGAGAATTTACAGCCAAGCGGATACGTATTGTAGGACGTAGTGTAATGCTCATGCCAGAGAATGATGACTATAAGCCGATCACCGTTACCCCAGAAAATGATTTTGTAGTTTGGGGAATCGTTACGCATGTTATTAAGAATGTGTAGTCATGTACGCGCTGATCGATTGCAACAACTTTTATGCTAGCTGTGAGCGTGTTTTTCGTCCAGAGCTTCGTGGGAAACCCATTGTCGTGCTTTCCAATCAGGATGGCTGCGTCATAGCGCGAAGCAATGAAGCAAAGGATCTCGGTATTCCTATGGGCGCCCCAGCTTTTAAATATCAAGAGATCTTCGATAAGCAAAACATTCATGTGTTTTCCTCCAATTATCAATTGTATGGTGACATGAGCAATCGTGTTATGACAATACTTGGCCAGTACAGTCCGGAAAGTGAGATATACAGTATTGATGAATGCTTTTTAAAGTTTGACGGCTTTGAGCACTTTGACTTGTTTGATCACGGTCAGCGTATGCGTTTGGAAGTATTGCGCGGCACCGGTATTCCAGTGTCGGTGGGAATCGCACCAACAAAAGCATTGGCCAAGCTTGCCAACAGAATCGCAAAGAAGTTTCCCAATGAAACCAAGTCGGTGTTTATCATGGCAACAGAAGAACAACGTACTAAAGCTTTGCGCTGGCTGAAGGTAGAAGATATTTGGGGAGTAGGGCGGAAGCATGCGGCAAGGTTGATGCAGCAGGGAATAAAGACCGCTTACGATTTTACCCAGATGGAAGATGCTTGGATACAAAAGCACATGGCCATCGTCGGTATTAGATTGAAGCGTGATCTTTGTGGACACCGCACTTTAAACCTTGAAGAAACAGGCATCCGCAAAAACATTGCATGTACCAGATCCTTTGCGAAAAACATTAATAGCATCGAAGAGTTGGGAGAACGTGTATCAACCTATGCGGCCACATGCTCCGAAAAATTACGAAAGCAGAACAGCTGCTGTAAAGAGATGTCTGTTTTCCTGCTCACCAATAAACATCGTGCAGATCAGCCACAATACAATCGGAGCATCAATATAAAACTTCCATTTGCAACCAATTCGGCCATTGAGTTGTCAAAGTTTGCAACGCTTGCACTAATCAGGATATATCAATCCGGCTATGGGTATAAAAAGGCTGGAGTAATCGTACACGATTTAGTGCCAGAGGAAGCAGTGCAGCTATCTTTATTTACTGATAAAGATAACCGGCACCCAGATCTTATGAAGGTGCTGGATAAAATGAATAGGCGTTACGGACAAAACACCGTACGCCTGAGCATTCAAGAAAAAGGAAAGTGGCTCATGCGAAGGGAGAAGCTGTCCAAAATGTACACCACTGATATACGAGATATCATTACAATCGTTCTCTAAATAGCATCTTGAATGCTTGGATAGTTGGTGTCGCCTCTCATCTTAGTTACTTCCACCGTGCGATGGCTAGCAAGCTCACCTTTAAATGGGATGATCAGCTGCTCAATCTCCCCACGGCCATCAGCGAATAACCAAGCGTCACGACTTTCTTCCGGAACGATTAGAGGCATGCGTTTGCCTACGTTATGGATGCCAGCCATTTGCTTGTTTGCTTCTGTGGTCAATATGGAAAATGTAGGATACTCTTTTCCTTCTTCATTTCGCCACATATTGTAGACTATGCCTAAAGTAAATATCTCTCGATCCGGCATGTACACAAAGAAATTCTGATTATTGACTTGGCCATCTGTAGCATGCGGCTCAAAAAATCCATTAACATATAGTAAACCTCTGAATTTTCCAATTAGGTATTTGTAAGAGTTTTTCTCATATATCTCATCACCTCGGGCATTGAGCGTGTTGGCTGATTTGTTCGCATCTGCTTCGCTTTTTTTCCAATAAGGTATAAGCTTCCACCTGGCTGGAATTATCTCATCTACGTTGCTATTCAGTGTTACTGGAAGGTATGGCCGAGCAAATCCATTGATGTGAAAGATCTCAGGCTGATCGTAAAGCACGTCTTTCCCTTTAATCGCTTTCTGTAGTTCCCTTTTTCCTGGAGTGGCTGTATGATAGCACATAAGTAGTATATTTAGATACAAGTTACATCTATCTATGCGCTTTGTCAAATTAACTCATTACGAGCTGCGCAGGTTGCGCGACCAAGGATATAACATTCTGAGATCAACATCGCCGCTAAGCAGCGAAAATCCTTCTTGGTATCCAGATACTGTAAACCTAGATGATTTTATGCATTGGGAGAACAAGGATTTTCAATTACTGAATGTTCCATTCGAAGAAAAGCACCTGCTGGTTATTACAGATGCATTGGATAATATTCGGGAAGAGGATTTGATTGGTGAGGTCTGGGTGTGACAAAACACTAATATAACTAACCAAATTTAACTATGATGAATTATGAAATAACACTGCCTCCTATCTTTATGAAGGTGTCAAGTAAAGAAAGATTGGAAAGTTTTAGAAATGGAGACATATTTTTCTCAGATTTTAAAACTTTTAGGGACGATAAAAATCCGAACTATATAGACAAACTTGCTGCATCTGTATATGGTTTGGAGGCTAAAAGGCCAAATTATGATTATTATAGAAACGATCCGTTAGAAGGAGTTAAATCTATACATTTTGGCGAAAACTATGAAGTCAAAGTTACTTATAGAGATGATTTTGCAAAGGTTCTGTGTTTGTTTGGTTTCAGCCACAATTGGGCACCAAATTCTAAAATTTCTGAAGAGATGTCAGAATTCGGAACTCATTTTTTGATATTTAATTCACGATCATTTTTAACCAACCTATTTCCCGAGGTGCAAAAATATAGTCTAGGACCATCGCCAGTATTTGATTATGTAGAATTCTACGATATTGTGCCCAATAAAAACATAGATAACTTATCACAGCTTCACAAAAAAAGATATTACGAATATCAATGTGAATACAGAATATTAGCAAACTTAAATGTAGATACAATTAATATAGGGCCAAGTTTGACTACTGAGAACTCCAGTATATTACTACCAATACAGGAACTGAAAAATGCTGAATATATATTTGAAGAATTGCCAAAAGATAATGTATAACATATAATTTCAAACTTTTCTATTCACTTTCATTCTTACTCTTATTACTTAATCACTACACGATCCAGCGTCACAATTTGAGTAATCAATAAAATCCAATTGTGTCTGTAGCGGTAAACCTTTGATCCATTCCATTGATGCTGAGTAAGTACGTTTCCCGACTTGCCTACGCTTGAATGTATTACCTTTGAACTTCTCTGCATCATCAGCCCATTTCATACGATTCCAATTGATAGGGTCATTCCATTGCTGCTGTAGCTGTTGTATGGTATGGTGAAAACACATTACACAATTGGATATTGGAGGGAAAACATATTCCGGTCTGCCTTTCCAATATTTCACCACCTCGGCTTTTGTAATACCATGCTCAATCAATGGGAATGACGGCACGCGGTAGTAATCCTTTTTATAGTAGTTGAATGGATTCGGTTTCAGTTTTCGCTCACCTTTGCGTACCATATTTTCTACACCCATTATATCCCACCAACGAACCAAGTAAGATGGAATCTGCATTTGGTTGATCACAGTTTGGAGATCGAAAGTAGGATCCGGTACGCGATCCTTTATTTCAACTAGCCGAAAAAACATGTTTACCGTTCGGTCGAGCTCGTCTAAACGAAAACCTATGCGACACTCTACAGGGTCAACTTTAGATATCCTATTTCGAATGTAATTGTACATCGGAACAATCTTTAAATGCTCTGTGCACATGCGGGTTTGGGAGTTTGGCAAACGCTCAATTGCCATATCATCATACGTCTTGAATTTTGAAAGTCCCCAATTATGAGTAAATACGACTTCAACGCCACCTAGCGAAACAGGATCGCTTGAGCTGCATAATTCCTGTGAAAGCTTATGCATAACAACTAATGTCCGATCATCTTCCGCGCTCATCCAGAAGCCCGGGTGAAACATCCGAAGCCACGATTGAGCCGCAAGCAGTCCATCCACTTTGCCGCGTGCGCAATTAGATTCTGGAGTATACTTGTACGCTTCCTGTTCGACGCAAGCAAAAATGTTGTGATCAGCAGGGAAATGGATGCCCATGAATGATGATGTTTGTCCACCGGATAGGCTATTTACTTTTATCATTATGGTTTGGGATTTGAGTTTGAATATTGTACCCAAACTTATTGGACAATTCGATGATGGCTCGTTTGTGTTTGGGTTGAAGCAGTTCCAGATCAAGATGTGATATGTAGACGGTCCGCTCCCTTGAAGAATATTTTAACACGCCTTTAATTCGCTGGTGTAAACGATATCGGCGGCGTGCATTAGATTTTTGATTCATCTAATTAATCGGTTTTCATAAATGTTAGCCAAATAGTTCGACCGTGCTTTCCGGTAGTATGACCAAATAAGGGTTTGTAAGGAATTAAAGTCAAAACTTGACTGAGCTTAATTTGAATCTCATTCCATTTGAAAATCAGCACACCATTTGGTTCAAGCACGCGCATACATTCGTCGAACCCAGCTTTAATATCTAACTCCCAGGTCGGAAGTAATACACCATATTTTTTCGCCATCCAAGTCTCATGACCCAGCTGCTTTAAATGCGGGGGATCAAAGACGACTAGTTTAAATGACTGATCGGGATAAGGCATATCTCGAAAATCAGCAATAACATCTGGCTTAACGATTAATTGACGGTCATCGCACAATACATGTTCTTCGCTACGGATATCCTGATAGATAACATCAGGATGATTCTTATCAAACCAAAACATTCGACTTCCACAACATGCGTCAAGTACTTTTTTGCTTGTTAATTGCACTTTGACCCTCCTTTCACCAATTCTAAAACATCCTCTGATACTTCCAATTCTTCTAGCCAAGAAACGTAGCCTAGTTGTAGCATGCTCTCCTGTTTTACCAATACAGTCTCGCTGTAAGGGCGCAAATGCTTCACTCCACAATTATCGATCAACACGATCTTATCAAGCCTATGTGGCCTTTCGCCAATCACCGGCATACGCTCAGCGATTGGTACTTCTATGTATATTTTAGGCATGGGTTACCTCCGTAGCTGATTTGATAAGTTCTTTTGCCTTTTCTAAGCTTTCCATTAATATAGCAGAAGATGATTTTGATGAGTTTTCAAAGTCTGAAACAATTGTGTAAAGAAGGTTTAGCATTTCGGGAGCCTTGCTAATTAGTAGGGCGTCTGCATATCCCTCAGTTTCACCTTGCGAAATGCCCTGCGCGATGTAAATCTTTCCAAAGCTCCATCCTTCTTCCACAAGTCTAACGCCGTATGAATCATCAAAATCATCATACGTTGTTGTCCATTTTCCCTTTGTTCCTTTAAATTCCATTGGACACCTCGCTTTCTTGGTTTGCCGATCCTGCAATTGTACTTTCCATTTCAACGACTTTCGGCAAAATAGTAGGTTTAGTGTATTTCTTTTTACGGTTTACTATTGTGGTTGAGTTTTCCATTACGCTTGAGATATTTTTAAATACATATCCTTTAAATGCCATATTTTCAATAGTGTAATTGAGGTTGTATACATCCCAATACAATAGACCTTCACCAGTTCTTCCCTGCACGGTAAGTGTTTGAGGGTTCCAATTCTTTCGAAGAATATCAATGTAGTTCTGAATCGAATTGATGTAGATATTTGCTTTTAGCTTATCCAAATCAGTCATGTTTTGGAGTAATACTTCTTCGCTGATCGTTTTCATAATATTCCTTTTTAAAAATCCGCTGATAATTGCTGAGCAGGTGGGAATCCTTCCTCACCGCTGCTACCTGATTCCTCTTTGTCAGGATTGTATTCTAATTTCATTTCCTCATATTTCTGACGTAGTTTGGTTTCATCAGGATCGCGTATAAGGTCAACGTCCAACTCTTTGTAATTGAATTGAAGTGCGTAGCTATACTTCTTTCCAATTTTCTTTTTGATACGTCCTACGTAGGACTTTGAATCAGATTTTAAATAGTTCTCAAGCGTTGGCTTATCCAGTACATTGACTTCGCGACGATCATGCATAGCCTTTACATAGTGGTGGTATACATCCTGTAGGTAGATGTAGATGTATCCATTGGCAAGCTTAAAATGATCATCTTCGCTGATTTGATAGGTGGTTACCAGCTGCTCTACTACTTGCCAGAATTTCGAAGTATCATCACTTCCTTTCAGAATGAAATACTGATGCATTACCATATCAATGCACTGCTTTTTAAAATCTTCTATAGCAAATGGCAGCATATTAAGTTTGTCCATCATTTTCGCTACGGCCAGCAGCATCGAGTAATTACCTAATAGCCGTTCGTCTACTTCGTTGTTGTTGACATCGGTTGCCAACTCGCGCAATGTAGCTTCGTAGATCCCTTGAAAATCCTTTGCAAAATGTTCGCGGTTTTTAAGCATGTCCATAGTTAAATGGGATAGTCCCAAGTCTTCCATTCGCTGTAAATCGCGATAGTTTTTCCGCTGTTCCTCAGTTCGCTTTGTCTCAGCGAACGTTAGTAGAATGTGACGAGTGAATAATGCAGGTTCGGCAGTAGGCATTTCTTGGCCAGACAGCCAAACGGCAGACAGGATCGGTGTGGACTCTGTCGTGAATCCGTTATCTTTTTTACCGCGCTCATAGCCGATACGGTCGTACAGGTTTTTGATGGATTCAATTACTTTGATCGGAAGGTTATTCTTGTATTCATCTAGCCATACAAGGCCATTACTGAACTGCGCCATTTTGCGCATGAAGCCTACAATCGTGGTAGCACCGCCTAGCATGATCTGATCTTGCTTTAATCCCCACATCCGTGTTAATGATTGAGTCATGGTGCCTTTACCAGATCCGCGCTTTCCGTAGCTAAATGGCATGGGCATTCTCAAACCCATAGATTTGAAAAGGATATCGGAAAAGAGAGCACAAACCCAGAATACCAATCCGATGCGGCCATTCTCACCAAATACCTGCACATACTGTTTTGCCCAATCTTCGTACTTAACGGGACTGTCAATGTAAATGAACTTCTTCTCATTCATAAAAAGATCATCCTTATCGGCAAACACCTTCGATAAAGCCGGTATGAAGTAGTTCACTTTCTGCCCATCTTTCTCTTTGGTTACGATACCAAATTCGTCGATTTTATGAAATGTATTCTGGGTAGTATCAAACAAACCATTAGCAAAGCCATAGAACTTACCGCGTTTATTCCAGCCTAGTGTGCTGATATTTTCGGTGTGCAGCTCGTGGCGTTGCAACATGTCTTGTAAGCGTACTAAGTCCTGATCTGCACCTTTAAAAATGAAGTTTCCTAAACGTGCAATCACCTTTTTGAAAGATCCGGCACTCACAAAATCATCTGTATTGATTCGAAGTATCTTATCCAGTCCGTGTACATTGGTAATCTGCATCAGGCGGTAGGCTTCATCCGCTCCGGTGTTGATGTGATAGAGCACGCGCAGCTTGAAGTTTGATATCTCCCTAGCAATGCCTTTCAAATCTAAAGACCAGTATGTACCAGTTGACTGTTTGAAGTAAAGACCATACTTTATGTAATCATCTGATTCGATCCTATTCCCGATAATCTGAAATGCCTCATTAGCTTTCTGCGCTTCTTGAATGGTGCGTGGTAGTTTAGAATCTAAGCCATAAGCATTCGCTAGCGAAAAGAACTTTGCGGCGCTTTTGAATCTTCCTTTTTTGATAGCATCGGTGAATTTATCATCTGCTGCTTTATGATCATAAAAAGCATAGATCTGAGATACGCGGTGAAAATATTCTCTAGCTGATTCACCTAGCGAAGCAAGAGAAAATGCAATTAGTTGCCAATCATCGTAGCCAGATGTCAAATCCAAGTTTCTCGATTCCAATTGCTCTACTACATGTTTTACACGTAGCAATGTTTTGTTATCTGAGAATTGAGTTTCAGCATCACTTTCCTTTTTATCAGAATTGACAATGGCGCGCGCCGTAGCAATATCACCAGATGGCAAAGCTTCGTCCATATCGGGAGAAACTGGATACACTTTTGATGTAGCGTTGAAGTACAGATTCGAATCCCATGAGGTAAAGCAAACACGTGGCACATCCTTGCCTGACTCATCGATAGCAAGCTGAAAGTTATCGTCGAAGAATTGCGCAAGTGATCTAAAAGCTTGCTGCTGGTAAGCGGCTACTGTGGGAAAACGCTTTTCACCATCTATCTTTACTACTACTTTTAATCCGGCTCCAGATGGTGAAATGAAAACTAAGGCAACAAAGTCTATACTAGAAAAATCCTTTTTAAGCTGTTCGAGTTTTTTTGGCTCAATATCATCGAAGTCAAGGACAATAAGACCAGAATGAGACTTCAAAGCATCGGCAATGCGTTTGGTGAATGTACCAGAGAAAGTGAAGTAAGGTAGTGTATTTTTCAATCCGCGTCTTATATCTGGATTGTCGGCATTACGGATTTGCAGCACCTCAGCTTTGAATCGATCTGAACGGATCATTTCTACGGCTTCTTGAAGCGTGATCTCCCGTTGCGGAACTACACTACGTATTGGGCCAGGGTAATAACTAAACTTGTAGGTATTCATTTATGGTTTTTTGCGGTTTGATAGTTTGTAGATAAGGGATGCGCAGCACAACACTAGCGCGATCCCTATGTCAAATACGTTGATTTGGAAGTTAGAAAGGAAGGTCATCATCGTCCCCAGCTTTTGTAGCTTCCGCGATTACCGTAATCTGCTTCAATCCGACATTTACAGAGTAAGCCTTTCCTCCAGTGGATTTGTCGAATGATCGGCCTTGTAATGTGATGTCTGCTTCGACTACCTTGCCAACAGAATTGACATTGAATCCATGTTTATCAATATTCTCATTGAATACGCTAACACCCCATTCTTCATCTGCTGATTTCTTTTCATTGGTGTAACGATCCACATATCCTGGAACGAAAATCACGATTGTCTGGATTCGACCTTCGCCATTTTGCCCATAAGTTTGTACTGGTAATACTTCTTTGATTATTCCTTTGATTTTAGTTAATGCCATGATATTTTATTTAATGAGTGAGCGGACTTGATCTAGATTTACCATTGGTAGCATTGTACCGATGGTTTTTTGGGGTAGAGCATCATATGCCTCCGGGAAGTGTTTTTTCAATTGCACTGGGGTACGTAGATTAAGGATAGTATTTTCTACAATGGCCATCGCTTTTTTGTAATCTTTTCTTGCTTCATCCAATTTATTCTGTAGATCCTTTATCTCATGAAAGTCTTTTAGATTCAGATCTAGATAAAGATTGTATCCTTTAGGCGTAGTGGGAACGCGATTATTAAGACTTACCAAATCGGTTGTTGAGCGAATGTTCTGTCCAGTATTTTCATAGATAAAGAAACATTGCTTTGTGCTGCCGAAGTAATCTACGTATGTCTCAAAAGCTTTAAGTAATTCAGGTTTGTAGCACTTTAAAGCTTTTTCGGTTGCTAAGGTTGATAATTCCGTCTGAATGGTCTGAATTGATTTTAATTTCTTCGCTAGAAGTTTTTTGGCAATTTGACTTGCCAAGTTTTTTGAAATTCTTGTTGTTGACATGATTGTATAGTTTAATTATGAGTTTTATTGATAGCGTCTTTATATTCCTTGCACCACATCAGCATTGGGCCAATGATCTTATGTGCATACTCAAATTGTGAGCTTCCATTTTTTGGAATCAGGAGAAGAAAAAATTCCAGATTATCGACCACTCTTTTGCACAGAACGTGAAGCTTCGCAGATTGACTGTTAATCAGCATCAGCAAAATTTTATCTACAGCTGCCGCACGCTGCCCGTTTAGTTCCTTAGTCGCTTTGTAGGCTTTGTTTCGTTGGATAGTCCAAGAGCGAAGTGAATTGTATATAAAGCTGTGCACTTCGCTTTGCCACTTCCGTTCAACATCTACCCAACTAGATACATTGATCTCTTTGGAAGGGATGCGCATTTCTTTTGGGTAGAGAATAACCGCCTTGCGGCTTTGCTCATTAACATTTATTTGTAGCATGGTATTAGGGTTATTTGGGTTCGTAGATGTTTTTCCGGATAGCAAATGCGGTCATCATAGCTTTGCTATTGACACCTAGCTTCTGCTGTATATTTTGATTATGACTGGAAACGGTTTCCTCAGATATGAAAAGGCGATCTGCGATAAGCTTATTTGGCAATCCTTCAGCAACGAGTTTCAATACAAGTAGTTCCTGCTTTGTAAGGTGTCCGTTCTCAACTTTGATAGTAGCACACAACTTTCCTTCTTGTGCACAATTGCCGCGACGGCCACAATCGAAGTATTCGGTGTAATCGATCACACCATCAGAGTCGATATCTGGATCGTTATCAAAACCACCAAAGCGGCAAATAATGTATTGGCGAAGCATTTCCTCTTCTTGAGTAAGATCCCATTCCAATAATGCTTTGATAACTTCTGGATGTTCTTGCATATCCTGCAATACGCGCTCAAGAATCCAAGTAGGGAATTCACCCCAATTGTAAACCTTACCATCATGCAGACATTTGATGTCGTTATTATGTACGTAGAACTCTACACCCTTATCCTCCAATCCCGGTGGAATAGCTTGCTGTATATTGGTTAAATTGATCATTTCACAGCATTTTTTAGACGCTTAAGCCTTTTGTGTTTTTGCACTTTGCTTTCTTCAATTAATCTAATAGCGATGTCGATAACACTATCATTCATTCTTTTTCCCGAAAGCACGTAAGAAACCATTGATACGCTCAAACCAGTTTCGGACGATATAATTGTAATAGCGCCTTTTGGTAAGTTTTTCCGAAGTGTGTTTAGATCCTTATTCTCCATTTAGTATTTATATGGGATTTCAATAATGTAATGTAATGTGAATATTTGTTCCACAATTATAGAACATATATTCTTAAAGTGAAAATATTGTCAAATAAAAGTGAATATTATGTCTACAACATTCTGATTATCAAGGAAAAAAAATTCAGATTTTTACGACATGAAATTCGTAATAGGCGAAAAAATTAAGGAAAAAGTAGAAGAACGTGGCGTTACGCAAAAGGCTTTTGCTTCTGCAATAGGAATGACTCCTCGAAATCTAGAGCGATTTTTCGAGCGTTCAGACATATCAATAAATCAATTAGTAAGAGCTTCAGAGTTTTTAAACTTTGATTTTGTTTCCTTGTACATTGAGAACTCACCTCATGGAAAAAATATTCCACAAATAGTGAAAGAAAATTCTGTCAACTACCATAATAAACTGAAAGATGTATCGGTACAGATATCTATATCAGGAGATGTAGAAACTATATCGAAGCAACTTTCTTCATTACTGATTAAAATACAATCAGAGGCTGAGCAACGAGGACTGCATTTAATATAATGGTGATGATTAAAGATTTAGAGATTGGGAACTATGTTCTCATTAATAAGGAAGCGTTTGGAAAAATTGTTTCAATACAGAATGATGTGGCATTGTGCGATTTTAGAAATTTCAGAAATAACAGCCATGGTCGCGAATACTTTTTATTATCGATAGTACAACAGTTCGACCTTCAAACTTATTTGGAACAGGGAGGTGATTTATTATGCTAA